CAACTGGTGCAACATTCCCAGGTTAAGAGTTGTAATTAACGATATTTATAATAAAATAAATAATATAGCAAAATGGCAGTATTAGACCCAAATGAAATATTTTTCACAGCGTTTGAACCAAAACAGGCGAACCGCTTTATCATGTACATTGATGGTATTCCATCATATACAATTAAAGCAATAGGTGCTGTAACTTTAACACAAGGAAATGTACCTCTAAACCACATTAACGTTCAACGTTTTGTGAAAGGAAAAACAGTTTGGAACCCAATCCAGTTCACATTATTTGATCCTATCACCCCTTCAGGTGCTCAGGCAGTAATGGAATGGGTACGTTTGCACCACGAATCAGTAACTGGTAGAGATGGTTATTCCGATTTCTATAAGAAAGATTTAACTTTTGATGTATTAGGACCTGTAGGCGATATAGTATCAGAATGGATAATCAAAGGAGCATTTATTACTGATGCTAACTTTGGTGACTACTCATGGGATACTCCCGACACAGCTATTAACATCACAATGACTGTACAACCAGACTACTGTGTATTAAACTTCTAATAAAAGTTTACATAAACTTAAATTTGAGCTTGGCTTTGCCAAGCTCTTTTTTTATATTATATGTATAATAGATAAAACTAGTTACAAACAAATAATTTATGAACGAAAATAAATTCCCTACAGAAATTGTAGAATTGCCCTCTCAAGGTCTTATTTACCCTGCAGATCATCCCCTACGTAGTGGTAAAGTTGAGATGAAGTATATGACCGCTAAGGAAGAAGATATCCTTACTAACCAAAACTACATTCAAAAAGGTATTGTTCTAGATAAGCTTTTAGAGGCTTTAACTATGAATAAATTTCCTCTCAAAGAAATAACCCCAGGTGACAAAAATGCTTTAATTATAGCATCACGTGTTTTGGGATATGGTAAAGATTATACATTTACTTATGGTGGTAAAGAATATAATGTAGATCTTTCTACACTTGAAAATAAACCATTTGATACTTCTTTAATAACCTCACGAGGTACCTTTAAATTTAAACTCCCAGTTTCCCAAACTGAAGTAGAATTTAAACTTTTAACAGATAAAGATGAAGAATTAATTAATCAGGAAATTCAAGGCTTTAAAAAACTTAATAAAGAAATCTCTTCAGATGTTACTACTCGTTTAAAACACCATCTAGTAGTAGTTGATGGTTCTACTGATAGAAATATTATTAAAGAATTTGTAGAGTTTAACTTATTAGCGGCTGACTCTAGAGCATTAAGACTTTATATTAAAGAAATTTCTCCAGATATTAATCTATCTACTAAAGTAGAGGTAAACGGTGTAGAGGAGGACATCGACATACCAATTAGTCTTAACTTTTTTTGGCCTGACCTCTGAAATAGCATCCCAAGCACGTATGGCTTTATTTAGCCAAATACATGAAATAGTATTTCATGGTCAAGGTGGGTATGACTATGAAACTATTTATAACATGCCTATTTGGTTAAGAAAATTCACCTTTAATAAAATTAAAGAATGGTATGACCAATCTAAAGCCAACAAAAATGAAAATAGTTGGCTATCAGGTGAAGCGAAAGAAAACGCAGCTAAAAATAAAAAAGTAAAACCACCAACTTATGTTACAAAGGCATCCAAAAAATGATGCCTTTTAATATTTATTAACATATGGCAGACGAGTTTAAAGGCTTTAGTAATGAATCATTAAAAAATGTGCAAGGTGTTAGAGACACCATGCGTGAGGTTGATTTAGCTGTTCGTGATTTAAATAAACAATTATCCCAAACTGATAAATTAACTCAGGAGGTTAGATCAGAATTTACAAATATAAATAATTCTGCGAAAAAATTTGCTGATTTACAAGATCAAGCCTCTAAATCTTCTAAAGGTACAACAGATGCTATTAAGGAACAACAAAAACAATTAAATATTGTTCGTTCTCTTAATGTTAGAATTGATGAATTATATAGGCAAGCTTCTACTACAACAAATGTAGCAGCATTCAATTTAAAAAGACAAGCTGAAAACTTAGCTAACGCCAGAGATAATGCTAAAACTTTAGCTAATGAATATACTAAATTAGCTGAAGATTCTTCAAAATTAGATAGATCTACTCAATTTTTCTCAAGCCTCTCAGAATTTGTTAGTGATGTTAAAGGACTAAGAACTTTTTCAAAACCTTTCCAAGATGCGGCTGAAGCCGCTAGAATGCAAGTTTTAGAAAATGCTAAAATCAAAGCATTTTTAGATGAATCTAAAGCTTTAGTTCCTCTAACTTTTATAAAATTAATAGCTGATGGTATAAAAATGTTTATTGAAGCTAGTTTTGCAGCTGATAAACGAGTAACTGACATAGCTAAAAATCTAAGTATAGGTAAAGAAGCATCTCGTGGTATCTATAATAACTTAACTGATTTAAAAGGTACATTAGATACTGAATTTGCTACTACTGAAAATTTAGCTAAAGCATTTAATGAAATTGCTACCTTAACAGAATTTTCAGCTATAGCTACCTCTAAACAATTAGAAACTCAAATTGTTTTAACTAATCAATTAGGCCAATCAGTTGATGAAGCTTTAGCTTTACAAAGTATATTTGCAGTTAATAATGTAGAAGCTGATGAAGGTTTAGATATTGTATATGATCAAATAGCAGCTTTTGCTAATCAGAATAAAATAGTAGCTGATGGCAGACAAATTTTAAAACAAGTACAAGGTGTAAGTAAACAAGTTCTTCTTAATTTTAGAGGAAATACACCTGAATTAGTTAAAACTGTTTTACAAGCTAATAAATTAGGTTTATCCTTAGATCAAGTAAATAAAATAGCTGGTTCTTTACTTGATTTTGAACAATCAATTGAAGCTGAATTAACAGCTGAATTGCTTACTGGAAAGGAGCTTAACCTAGATAAAGCCAGACAATTTGCATTAACTAATGATATTGCAGGCTTAACCCAAGAAATAGCTAATCAGGGAATTACGACAGCCGGGTTTTCTAAAATGAATCGCATCCAGCAAGAATCCATAGCAGCAGCACTTGGTATGCAAGCTAGTGAATTAGCTGATTCTTTATACAAACAAGACCTTATAAGTAAAACAGCTGGTACTTATACTAAAGACTTAAGGGAACAAGCTAGATTAGCAGAAGAAGCTGGCAGAGTTCAGGAAGCTATTGATTTAAGAAGACAAGCAGATGAGGTTGAATTAGGAATCCTTAAGGGTCAAACCCTAGAAGAAGCCCAAAAATCAGTAGATGCCCAAGCTAAATTTAATTTAGCTTTAGAAAGAGCAAAAGAAATATTTACTGATGTTATTGATGGTGGTTTATTAGATGGACTTGTAGATGCTTTAGAAGATATAGTTATAGGTTTAGAAAGATTAGGATTTGGAGATAGAGAAGCTAGACTATCTAAAGAAAAAGAAAAAATTAAAGGAAAACTTGGAGAAAATTATAATGAAGAAGCAACTACAGAACTTCAAAACCAAGCTAGTCCATCTTTACTTAGATCAATTACAAATTCTTTAGTCTCAACTATTATGCCAGCGTATGGGATGGCTACCTCAGTTAACCAACAAGTAGCTAAAGCAACACTTCAAGGTACTATTAATGCTGATGATTTTACCGTCCGCACTCACCCAAAAGATGAACTAGTAATAGCAGGTGGTACTAATCTAAGTGGAGGATCAAATCAAGAAATGATAGGACTTTTACAAAAACTAGTTTCTGCAACAGAACAAAGCAGACAAGTAACAGTATCTGTAGATGGTGAAGCTGTATTTTCAGCTATGGGTAAAACACCAATGAAATAACATATTTATAATAAACATTAAATTCATAAACAATGGGACTACTCGATAAATTAACTCAACAAGGTTCAGTATTGACTCCTTATGATGGTAAAACCCCTAAAATTAATCCTTTAGCCACTAAGCAATCTCAATTGCATGCTAATGGTAACCAACCCGGATATTCTTTAGACGGTTCAGCTGCAGCTATTGTAACTGCGGATTATACCGCCTATAATGATGGGTATAATAATGCCTTACCACAACCATCACAGCTAGACCTTAACGGAAAAACCCCATCTAAATACTTAGATAATCCTCCAGGATAATGTCATTATTACAGATACTTACTGACCCGCAAAACTTTAGGTTCTATGCTGGTGGTAGAGGCCATGTCTCTAACGCAGGCTCCTTTGGTCAAACAAGTATCCCATATGGAGATGATACTAAAGGAGGAGGTTCAAGCAACCAACCCTATATCAAATCCCCAATCCCTGATGCTTTAACAGCTAATCCAT